ACGGTAGTAGCGGTTGGAACCAGCGGTGATACGTCCGAGACCCTGTGTGGTGCCTTCGGCGTAGGGGTTCGAGACCATGCCGTAGCGAGTCTTGAATCCGATTTTTGGCTGGAAGGTGTCCTGACCGACGGCACGAACCATCTGGAGAGGAACGTAAGGGCAATAGAACAGACCAGCGTCATAAGGTGAAGAACCCTTATAACCAGCGACATAATACTGCTGGTTGGAGACGTTTGCAGCATAAGGATCGATGTAGACCTTGTACTTGCCTTGTAGCACACCTGCGAAGGTGTTGCCGGTGTCATCAACGTTGAGGTTAGCGTTGAGTGCTGGGGTGTAGTCTAGAACACCTGCCATGGTTAGAGCGGATGCAACATCAGCGGAACACATGATGAAGTTGCCCTTCCCGCGACGAGTGGTCTGCGCGATGGCGTTTGCATCTCTTTCGATCTGGAAGATAAGTCCTTTGAACTTCTCAACAGACCAACGACCGTTGGAGTCAACGTCTAGGTCGAATACACCAGGTGTTGCAACGTTGTTCTGAGCGCCAGGAACGGCAGTCTTGTATACGGTGCGGACAACCTCACGGTTGATTTCAGAAAGAATCTCGCTGCTCAAGATGTTAGCGAGTTCTGCTTCTGCGTTTAGACCATGAATCGCCTTGAGATCCTGGGCGAGTTCCATGGAGTAGTGTGCCTTGAGGGCGCGTGACTTGGCAGTCACGGTGACCTTCTCAATGCTGAAGCCCATTTCGTTGAACTCAGTTCCGGTCTCACCTAGAGCCTCGGAGTCCTGGGTCTTCATACCCTGTCCTACATTGTAACCAACTTGGTCACCAGGTAGTGGGTTGAGGATTGCGGGGTTGTTACCACGCTGAGCAGTGGTGCCTAGACCAACGGTGTTGCCTGCGCCAACCTGACCAGAGTAGTTGCCCTGGGTAGCGGTGCCTGCTTGGTTCTGAGCAGAGAATGCTGAATCGACTTCGTTGTAGAATGTCTCGTTGCCAGTCTGTGAATCGTAGCGTGAGCGCATTGCGAAGATAAGTCCAGTAGGACCATTCATCGGTTGAACGCCACAGATGTCGTATGCCACCAAGTTGGGCATTGAACGACGGATAAGACTGATTAGAACTGGATCGAAACCAGCAACAGACTGATCGCCTTGACCAGAGAATCCAGCGTTGCCGGATGCATTGGGGTCAGTGTTGATGGTTGGGGTTTCGGAAAGGAAAGCACGCTCTTCAGATAGTGCAACTTCCTGGTTCTCGAGGAGTTGTGCGGTTACGGCACGCTTATGGGCGTCTTCGATACCACCTTCGTGGTTTAGAATCGGCGCCCACTTCTCCTGAAGTTGTTGTGAGTCGGCGGAATTGTACATTGTTCTTAGTAATCCTTGTGAGTATTTATAGGGTTTGATTTAATAATCAAAAATTCACTTTTTAGAAACTCTGTCGAGAGTCTGTAGATATGCCATCATTGAATCAGAAACATCAACACTTTGTGTGCCGGTGTTTACTTCCTCAGTGAGGTCCTCGACGCTGTTTCTGGTCGAGACGGAAGCAGTGCGACCAGTTGGGAAATAAGATTCCTTTAGGTCCTCTAACTTTTCTCTGTAACTTACTTCACCATCAAACTCAACATTCTCAGCAAGGGCGGCAAGTTTGTCCTTCTGTGTCTCAGCGAGACCTTCGGCAACTTGGGTGAGGATTGATTCACCGACTGCACTTCCTAGGCGAGCATTTAGAGATACATTTCTCTCAATTTGCTCATTGAGTTTTCCTTCCATTTCATCAAGTTTCTCAACCATGGACTCAACTACGTCATACTTCTCCTCGGGGATAGTGACATAGTGGTCATCGAATAGAGACTTCATACCAGAGATGAAACTCTCTGACATTTCAGTTCTGAGTCCATGCTCGACGGCGATGGCGTTTTCTGCCATCCACTCATCGGCGACGTACTCCAAGTAAGCGTCTACACGCTCAGTTAGGGACTCACGGATTAGAGCAAGCTCTTCAGTGAGTTTTCCCTCATATTGTGTTTGGAGTTCTTCTTTGACGATAGCAACTTTGTTGCGGATTGCTGCTTCAAAGATGGTGCGAGCCTTGCTCTGGAACTCTTCAGAGAGTTCTTCACCACTTAGAAGAGCGGTAACGTCTTCTTCAATGTCGATCTCAGAAATAGAGATTTCTTCAACCTCTGCCTCTGCGACTACTTCTCCTTCAACCTCGGTCTCTTCTTTCTTGGTCTTCTTTTGACCAGGAACGACTGAGGATGGGACTGATTCGGCCTTCGAAGCAGCAGAGCGACCATCAGTGGTGCCACCGCTGTTACCAGCAGGGACTACTTTAGCGTCTACTTTTTCCATGCCATCCGCAGACTTAGCACCCTTATTTACTACATCCTTTACAGGAGATAGTGGGGCACCTGGGTCTTTGAGTTTAGCAGAACCTTCGGGCTCGTTTGTATAATTCTCAGGGGTAGGACCGCCGAGATCGGTGATTGATTGTCCGGGCACTACGCTAGGTGATACCTTATCCATAGGCTCAGCAGCTTTAGCACCTTTCGTTACTACGTTTTCCATGTCTTGTAATTAGTTGCTACCGACGAGTGTGATTTAGTGATAAATCTATACTTATTTATAGATTTTATAGGTTTGAGAGAAAGTTTTGGAAAAGTTCAATTTTCTTTTCGTCCAACTCTCTGCTCGATACTAGTTTATTTATAGTAGATACGGTGTCTTTGATTTGCTGCTCTCTTAGAACGCCATCAACCATTACCCACTCTTTTCCTTCCATGATACCCTGTACAAACGCATCAGGGGCACTTGGGTCTGCTACAATATCAGCAGCAGTTGAGAGCATAAAGTCCTCTCCGACTAGTTTGTAACCACCTCTTACTTCACGAAGTGATCCAACACCACGAGAAGAAACACCAAGAGTTACACCCTCATCGATGAGGTTTTTAGCGATTTTCCCCATTGGAGTTTCCAATAACTTGGCCTTACCAATGAAGTTGTTTCCTTCCTGACGGAGAGAAACGATCTTGTGTGATACTCTATCTAAGTTAACAGTAGGACCATCGGGATGACCTAGTTCACCTAGGGCACGACCGTTGTCAATGTACTGCTCAGAATAACGCTTTACTTCACGCTCCATAACAGAACGCTTATAAACACGATTATTGCGGTTGGGTTGCTCAGTTTGAAGGAATACTCCCTCAATGAACATAGATTTTTTACCGTCGTTTTCCTCGACGATAAATTCAACCTTGTTAATTTCTTCAGTGATTAGTTTCATTTTAGTAAATGCTTACTCCAGAAATACGAACTTTTTCTGACGAGGTCCAGATCTTAGTCAACAAAGTCTTCTTGAGAATTAAACTCTCTCGTGGGACTAGAGTGATAGTCTTTCTTTCGCCGGTTTCATCCAGTAAATGCAAAGCAGCACTACTATTAGATGAAGTATTTACGGCTCTTACACCAGTAGAATGATTGAGGTCGATTGCACTATCACCAGAGGATGGGCAATCCACCTCGGAATATACAATCTTAATCATTCTTCTTCACCTTCGACTTCGACTTCCGGTTCGTCTGTCACTTCCGTTCCACCCATAAGGCGGTCAGCAACTACAGAACGATAGGTGTCGATTCGTTCGCTTGCCTTGCTGTATAAGGCATCTTTGATTTCCTGACTGATATCAGCAGGTCCTCTGCCTACAGCAATAGCGTCTACTACGTTGTCCATAATAAAAACGATAATATAATTTATTTAGTAAGTTTATAATTGCCCTTCACCACTACCTGGTAGAGGGGAATTCATTTTTGCTGTTGCGTTTGCTGTATCTAAAGCAGCGGCACCAGCATCAACGGTCTCGTCATTGACGAATCCATCAGGTTGTAGAGGTTCACCAGTGATAGGATCAATGGTGCTCGGATCAGGGATGACCCCGTCCTCGATCTCCTTTTTAATCTGCTCATCTTGCTCTACCATTTCACCATCAGTCTGACGGAGAATCTTGGCGCGGATATACTCTTGTGAGTAATACTTACCGATATAGGGTTCTGCTTGAGCAAGTAGGTTGAGACGCTCTTGTAAGAGTTCAGTCTCTTTCAACTCAGCAAAGTGGTTGTCATATAGGAAGTCATACTGGATATTATCTTTGATTTCTTCCCAGTCATCGGGGGTGATGACATTCTTGAGGATGAGTTGAGTCTTGAGTAGGTCACTGAATAGTGAGGCAAATCTCTTACGAAGACGAGCAACAAACTTAGAGAACTTGACTTCGTCTCTTAAGATCTCAGATGAACGACCCATATTGAATCCTTCATTGCCACCTGGGGCACGGGATTGTGGGACATTGAGTGAGTTATATAACTTGTTTCTGAAATACTCTAGGTCAGTGATTTCACCTAGGTTCTGTCCACCAGGTAGTGTAGAAATCTCAGTTCCACGACCACCTTCACGACGAGGCAACCAGAAGTCCTCTAGCATCGACATTACTTTTTTGTCGTTCTTCATCTCGCCAGTAGCAGAATTATAAGTCTGCTTATTTCTATAACGCTGCATTACCTGATGTAGATATTGCTCTGCCTTTACTTTAGGTAAGTTGCCGACATCAATATAGAAGATTCTTCTTTCAGGTGCTCTTGATAATCTGTAGATTACAATAGCATCCTCAATCATTTTGAGTTGATTGACTGGTTTGATTGCCTTGTGTAGATATGAAAGAACTGTCTGGTTGTTTCTATCGACTAGTCCCGAGTTACAATAGGCAATGGAATCCTTTGCAATTTTGATTCCTGTTGACGGATTCGATCCTCCATTAAATACACCAGGAGTAGCGGCGTAACCACTGCTAGAAGCACCAGGGTTGTAAACATAGTATTCGTCAATAAGTGGACTAAACTGATCGTTTCTAGCGTTTGGAATTTGGTTGCCTGTGTTATTAACAGTCAACACACGCTGAGCATTGGGGAATTTATTTGACTTCTGGTTGACCTTACGGACAAACTTGACCTTCATTGGATCGATATATCTCAAATCCATAATGCCGTCTTGTGGTTTCTCTAAGTCAATGACCTTGAGATAGTGTAGACGACCATCAATATACCAGTTACGGAAAATCTCGTGAGCACGCTTATCGAAATCTAGAAGGTCCTTGATATACTTGAACTCATTTCGGATAATCTTCTTTACTTTTTCACTAGCATTTACATTGCTTAGTTCTACCTGGACTGGTGATTCGTATGTATCGCTAACAATCGCTTCATTTACAACATCTTCAACAGCAC